CCCGTCCATTGCTCGGACAGGTTCATCGCCTGACACACCAGCAACATCAGCAGGCCAACGAAACCAGCCGCGCCACCCTCCAGAGCTGCGCGACTCCACTTGATTTTCTGACGGCTGTCGATGGTTCGCATGAGATGCCCCATCATACCTCCGAACATGGCGAAGAGCCCGTAGGCCAACGCCTTAATCCACCAGCTATTCCACGGATCTTCCGGCAACATATTTGGACCCCTATTCGATTGATTTCGACAGAGGCCCATGCCCTGTTTCGCGGATAGTACCACATGCGAAACGCATCAAGCTACAGGGATCAAACTACAGCTCAAGCGCGAACCGATCCAGCATGCCTTTATCGAACTTGGCGCGGACCTTGCTCGCTGCTTCAGCCTTCGTGATCTTCCCGTCGCGGTTCGCATCCAGACCAGCGTTCTGGCGATAGCTGATCTTCGGATCCAGGAACAGAACGGAGTCCTCAGGCTGCCCCACGAACTTGGGCATCAGAATCGCCATATACATGTCGCTGAGCGTACCGATGCGGGAAGCATAGGGGCGAAAATACTTCTGAACGTAATCCAGCTGATCAACAGCGCTCATGACTGCCAGCTCCGCGGTGCTGGTGCCCAAGCCCTTCGCAGTGCTGGGCATGAATTGGATGATGCCGGTGGCGCCGCTGCCCGCTGCATTGCGCACGCTGGGGCTGAAGGTCTCGCCTGATTCGAACGCCATGCAGGACATGAGCCAGCTGGCGTGCGTCTCGCGGTTCCACTTGAAGCCATCACAGATGGCAAACACTTTGTCACGGAAGGCCTGATCGACCTTTTTGCCCCAGGCAAGTTTCATATCCAGCTCCTGATGAGGTTGATCGCGAGGATAATCACCGTCCAGAGTGGAATGCTCAGCAAGACGCCATTCACTGCACCACGAGCCGCATCAAGATCGTCTTCCATTGTCAGACCCTCACGAAAACTGGCCCGAGTATAACAACCCGAGCCAGTGATTGCAACTTGATCAGCTTAGTGGGTGAGCCAATACCCCAGCGCAGCGGCAGCAGCCAGCACACACAGCGCGATCGCATGCGCGCCAATACCCATGGGCCACCGCCAGTACGCGCGCGGCTGTGCCGGCCCCTGCTCGTCGCGCAGTGCTGCCTCCAATTCCTTGGCCAGCAGTTTGGCGCGCTTGCGCTCCTCTCGAGCCTTACGTCGGCGCTCACTGTCTTCCGCTATCGCCTTGGCGCTTTCTGGCGTCATTGGAAATCTCATCATGTCTTCGCTCCTTTTCACATTGCTGAGCTACGCTCCGCGGGATATCAGCGTGCCAACCTCCCATAAGGATGGCACAATCAATATGACCCTGCCGACTGCACCCGCAGAGCACTAGACAGATCAACAGGGTCGCTTTCATTGTCAATCCCTTAGAAGCACGAGCTGGCGCTGGAGCATCTGCACCGACGCCAAGCTATCGAGCATCAGATCCAGCAGTGCATGGAGGTTCTGTCGGTTGAGGTCGGCTTCCTGCCCGTGGTTATCGAGACAGGCGGCCTGGTACATGTGCAGCGCTGCATCGTAGCGTCGCTGATACACGGTGTTCTTCAGAACCTCTTCCTGCATCGCTTGGACGATCTGAGCTCGGTTCATCATGCCTCCACAGGTTTCCAGGCACCCGTCTGGAGCATGCGACGCATCCAGTTATAGGCGAAGGTCTCGAAGTCCTCGTGGCTGATTTCACAGCGCATAGGGGAGTGAGCCTGACCACACTGATAGGCCACGTTCGCCTCGATCAGGATGCGCCACTTGCGCTTGCCATTCTGGCGAAATACGACGATCGGGCGCCCGCCGAACTGCTGCGCAGCGGTGACGCACTGCTTCCACCATGCGTTCAGATCCAGTTGCTCCTGACGCTTGACTTCCAGGCACATGAGCACGGGGTTCGTGATGTCGCTGCCGCCGACTGCGGACTGGTTCTGGTTGCGCTGGAAGATCGGCTTGGTGGGATAGGGCAAGCCCTCGTCCTTGAGCGCACGGTAGGCAATTCCGTTGAGCCAGTCGCAGACCTCGCGCTCCCCGCTTTGCCCCTTTTGTCTGATGTTTATCGACATCTAGTTTTCCTCGGTTAATGAACAGGCTTACAGTAAAACAGGGCTCACCCGTTCATACAAGATGAGCCCTGCAAGTTATCACGGAAGCTCGCAAGCGCCGGACGTGCAGGCCAAGGTCTGCATCGCCACGGTGTTGTCGGTCTTCTCGTAGGTGGCCAGCTCACGCCAATCGACTTCGGGAACAGGGTGCTCCTTCTGCCACAGCGCGAACTCTTCGGGCGTCATGTCCTGATAAGGCGCCTGCTGATAGGTGTGATCGGTATGCGGAAGGAAGCTGATGCCCGACACCTCGTCGAAGTGCTCATAGACCCAGGCGCCTACCGCCATCCACTCTTCGTCGCGCACGGTGACAGTGACGGACGGCTTGTGTTCGCACCACTCACGCTGATACAGTAACCACAGTTCCAGGGCCTGCATCGCAGTCACCTGATCACGGGTCACAGCACCATCAGGCGCAGACATGGCAAAGCTCACGACGGCAGTGCTGTCCGGACGCATGACATCGTCTTCGGTGACGAAGCCCTTGTCCTTCATGAACTGGTAGAGCGGATCCTTCTTATCGACGCGCACCGTGCGGATATAGTTCCGATTGTGGCGTGCGTGGATACCGCTGGCGGTGTTGCAGAGCTGGCTCACGGTGCCCGACGGCTTGACGCAAGTGATGGCCGCAGAAGGCTTGATGCCCAGAGCTTCCGCCCACTCGGCATTCACGAGACGCGCGTGGTCACGCATGCTGTTGAGCGTGTGCGTGAGCTTGTCGGCGCCCAGCAGGCCGGAGGTCAGCGCGTTGTCCATGATGCCCGTCAGGCTGACGCCCAGCAGAGCTTCCTCGGCAGTGTTGCGCGCCCAGGCTTCCGACACGAACTTGAAGTCGGTGAGGGTGGCTTGCAGGGTGCCCAGGATGGTGGCGATCTCGACCTTCTCCATCAACGTGACCATCGTGTCGTCTTCACGGATCACGACTTCGGACAGGTTGCAGAGTTGCTTGTCGCGCAGGATGATCTCGGAGCACGGGTTGCAGCCGTAGGACAGTTCCTTGGAGCGGCGACCCCAGCGCGAAGCCTGTGCAGCAGCGGCACGACGGTTGAAGATGCCGCGCTCACCGGACTTGGACTTCACGAGCGACAGCCACTCCTCCATGAAGATCTCGGCGCTCGGCTTCTCGGTGTAGGCCACGGAGTTGTTCGCCAGACCGCGTTGCGGGTTGTCGTTCCACCACTGGCCAGCCTTGGCGTCACGCATGCGCTGATCCGACAGGTTCGACAGACTGATGAGCGCACTGCGACGCACACCGCCCACCACGACGATCTCACCGATCATGCACAGCAGGTCATGAACCTCGATGCTGTTCAGCTTGCGACCTTTCGCGCGCTGGAAGGTATCGACGGTGAATTTGAACAGACGCTTGAGCGGCTCCGGGCCCGAAGCACGACCGCCGAAGATCTTGAGGCGCGCACCGGCGGGCCGGACCTTGCTGTAATCGACTTTCGGGATGTCACCGTTCCACAGATGCCCGAGGAGTGCATGGTAGGCCTTCGCCCAGCCTTCCTTCGAGTCTGCCACGACGATGGTGTCGTCGGTGTTGAGCAGTTCGTCAGGCACGGCAGGCAGCTTGGTGACTTCCTGGCGCTCGCAGCTGAACCCGACACCAGTGCCACACATGAGGATATAGAGGGCCTCGGCGAACGAACGCTTCGTGTTGATCGCCAGATAGGAACAGTTGAACCCCGCAAGGTTCTCACGCTCCAGAGCCTCACCGGCAGTCATCAGGGCACGCATAGAGGGCATGACCTTGAGCTCGAGGATCGCGTGCTTCACCTTGCCCTGAAGGACGTCGGTGAATTTGTGTTCGGTGCGCTTGTCGAAGAAGTCGACGTAACGCTGCACAGTCTCCGGCCATGTCTCGCGCCGGCCCAGGTCGTCTCGCCAACGTGAATAGCGCGAGATGTGAATGTATTGTTGATAGAGATCCATCAAGGTTTTCCTCTTGCGGTTGTGAAAGCGGTATGGTACGCGATCGATCGGCCCTGTCACAATTCCTATTTCCCGCCGAGCTCACGAGTTATCGCGTACTCCTTCGCGCTACGGCACCCGCCATGATGGCAGATGCTTCCACCCTGCCCCATCTGCGAGCCGCAGCAGCACAAGTCAGGGTCGATCTTGCGATAGCGCCACAGCGCAAGCCACCGACGCCAGAACTTCGCCTTGTAGAGGGCGGTGGAGGCTGCTGTGCTGCCCGATACTGCGATGAAGACCTCCAGCACGAGCCACAGTGCCTGCACCCAAGACAGATTCACCCCATGTAACCACACAGCCAGGCCCACAGCCGACGCAATGCAGGTCAGCGCCACTACCGCACTGATGGCGAACAACGGCGCGACGCTGCGCTCCTGCTGCGCCTCTACCCATGGACATTCGGACTGATCGTGCCCTACCCCTCCACACAGGATGCAGATCTTCATTCTTCGTCCCCTGCGGATGCCAGCTCGATCATGAGGCGGCGGGTGACGTGCTTGCCTACAGTGAGGCCGCTGAACTTGGGCTGCATCTCGATATCGACGAGCAGCTTGTGGCGCTGCCAGTTGAAGGGCACGCGCCCATCCGTGAGGTAGTCCCACATCGCACGACACTTCTCAGGGTCGAACAGATCGGTGTGAGGTATGTGCAGACCTATGATAGACTCGAGCTTGTTCTGGGCGTCCAGCAGGTCGAGCTCGGGCAGACCGATCTGTCTCATGGAGTCCGCAATCGCTGCGCCGTCACGGTGCAGAAGCACCTTGCGAGCTGGATGCTTGTCCAACCAGTCAGTCCAGCGCCAGATGCCTGTGCAGGACACACCGACAGGCACAGGGGCCTGGAGCTTCTCGTCCCATTCGGAATAGTGAGTGTGATAGAGCGGGTCGTGGTGGCACAGCACCGCATCCGTCGTGAAGAGGTTGGCCGCCCAGGTCGTGCCCGACCGAGGCAAGCCGATGATCATGAAGTCGAGCACGGCAGATTCCTCCGGTTGAAGAAACGGCGGATGACATAGCTCCGAGCAACGGACAGCGCGGTCATCCACGCCGTGATCTTGAAGTTATTCTCCCACAGCATCGGAATGTCGTGGAACCAGCAGATCGCGGCAGTGGCAAGCATAGCAATGACCAGGCCAACCAGCGTATTGACGACAGCCTCGATGAACGAACTTCGCTTTGATTGTCCGTTCCACGGGCAGTTCGGCGCGGTGTGACCTTCGGCACCGCATAGCGTGCAGACCTTCTTCATATGATGGGCTTTCCGTTGTGGCGATACCAGTGTGGTTTCAGAGCGATCTTCTCTTGGATGCGTTGTCGCACCAGTGCAAGCGCTTCGGGCGTCGGATCGTAGTCCTTGCGGAAGCGCTCGTCCAGCGCATCGAACACACCGTCAGGATCGAGCAGGCTGTCGCGGTTGAAGTTGATGCCCCGACGCTCCAGCTCCGCCCTCAGCAGGGCATACCGCTTTCGCAGATACAAGGCTTTGTCGTAGAAGAAGCTGACGTGTCCGGTGTTGAGCGTGTAGGCCTGGGGCACAGCAGCGAGCACGATAGCCTGACCCATAAGGGCCTGGACGTATGCGTCGCGGTAGCCGTGCGCCTTGACGTCGCGCGCCTCTGCTGCTCGCAGGCTGCGACGCAAGCTCTTGGGCACCATCTTGATCTCACGGAACTCAGCGAACAGGTGCTGATCCATAAGCTCTTCAGGCGGAACAAGATTGATTCGTGTCATACGGAACTCCTCGTGAGTACGGACGCACAGTGTAGCTGAACGTCCGTTTAGATGTCAATTCGTATCGCTGGCGCTGGGGTCGAGCTTCTATGGTAGTGGCGGAACCAGTGTTCATAAGAGGGCCATCTGGTCGGATACACACGGCCACAGATCACGATTCGCCACTTAGACCATTCAGCAACCTCCTCAGGAGGCTCAGGCCTGGTGAGACCAGCAGACCGGAGGATGCGATCGCCATGCTGCATGATGTCGCGATGCTTGGATGCAGGTATCTTCCCAGCGTCCAAGAGCGCCTGTAGGCGACCGCTGTGGATGTAGTTATGGCACGAGTGGCACAGCGCCACTATCTCATTGACCGTGGCAAGCCCTTCGGCGTAGTCATAGTCATAAGTCTCGTGAGCTTCGAGCCACTTGTGATACTTCGCCTCCTGCTTAGGCACACCACAGCACTGGCACCGATAACCAGCGTTCCGATAGACCCATTCACGAGTCGCATCCCACCACTCATCTCCGAGCAGCTCACGTGGCGACATGCCATGAAGCGGCTTCGGAATGTTCGGATGCAACAGGAGCTCAGGCCTCATTATTCAGCCTGCTTGCGCAGGAACATAGGGAGTTCGGGCTGTACTGGTGCAACAGGCTCGAACGGTTCTTGTGCGTCGGAGTTAGCCCAGGCCTCCTCCATGCTACGCCACACGCACCCGTTCGGGCTGTGTTCGTCAGCTTCGCCGCGCATGCGGAACCCTTCTTCGAAGGCTGCTCGGATGACTTGCTCGTCGCGCGTGAGTTGCATCTTGGTGGCCTGCACATAGTTAGCAGCGTCCAGGAGTTCCTCGAGGATGTGCTGGAGCCACTGTTGCAGGTTCAGGTCGGTGCGCTCGGTTGCGACGCCGTACTTCTTCAGACCGACAATGGAGCGTGACAGCAGTTCCTGACGGTTCGCTTCCACATTGGCGTCAGGAGATTGCACCGTCATGACCACATGCGCGCCACAGTCGTTGCAGTGCAAGGCCACCTGACCGTCGCCGAGATCGACGGCTGTCACCGCGCGTGCGGGTTCGCCTGCAGGCTTCTCGGGGTAGTTGGCCGAACAGGAGTCAAAGTGCTTGATATTGAATTCGCTCATGCGAGTTCTCCAATTGAGTAAGAGGAAACGCGGCCCAGGCACCAGTCCCAGGCCGCGCACCATATTCGTAGGCGTGTGGGGCCTACCCGCTTGCCCGCCCACCCACATGGACACGCACACGGTGATTCACTCGGGCCGGGCGTCACAGGCTTTGACGACGGCGGTCCCGCTTGCGTCCAGCTTCAAGGAACCCGAGTGATTTGTTGCGTCCGTGAAAGGCTCACGGCGGCCTGTTGCGTCCGGTGAATTATGTGGTCTCCTGCCCCGCCGGAAGGGGAGTCCCAAGCCTCGCAGATTCATCCACCGTGTATAGTGGAGCTCACTGCTGCGCTGTGGGCTGTTACTCGCTGCATACTATAACGCCCACCGTGCCGGAGCACAAGCGGGCGTTTTGGATATCTTGCAGGTGCTGATCAGTTCCGACGCGGGTCTGCGGCCTGGTAGTCAGGGTGAAACACGCCCACCGAATACTGGAGCGACTTCACCGCGCGGTTGCGCGCCTCAACGCACTTACCCTGAGCCTGCAGAGCTTCGGCGTCCTGGAGGCAGAGCTGGGCGCTGCTTTGCATGGGTGCGCCGTTGTTGGCGTGCTTGCGGGCGAGCTGAATGACTTCGAATGCGTTCATGGTGTTCTCCAGATGACCACAGTTATTCGCACCATGTGTGAGCGAAGTCTTTTGCGTCCTGCTCTCGCTCGAATTCGAATACCATCTGACCATCTTCGTTCATTCCAACATAGAACCCGCCATACTGCTGCGCCATGTTGTTTATCTCGCGACGTTCGGTGCTGGTGTCTTCGGTCTTGAAAGTGTAATTTGCGAAGGTTGTCATTTCAGTTCTCCTTAGTGCGTTGCGGTATGGTGTAACTATAGGACAGACTTGGATGTGATGCAAGCACTTTTTGCATCGCTACAGAACTTTTTAACATGACTCACGACATAAGGCCCCGGCACTTGAACTGATAGGTCTTTCGGTCGGCGTTTCTGCAAACAGGTCGGGCTGATCGCGCACGCGCCCGCATAATGCGGGATTCCTCTATACCATATAACAAATAAACAAATTAACACATATATAGAGTAAGTATTATATCGCCCCCCCCCCCGCCCATGCCAGGGGGGGGCCCCCGAGATAATACACTTGGCCGCATGGGTTGAGTTTCGTTAATTGTTTATGCAAAGCTAAACCTCCCACTATAAACTCTTGCCCTTTAGCGTGCCGGGCCTTATAGTACAGCCACCGTCACTTCACTTGGAGTATCAACATGGCAGAACTCAACTTTGACGCTGCTGCATTCCAGCAAGCGCATTCCACCCAGGCACCAGCTCCGCAGGCTACCGCATGGAACACCGCTGACGACATGGACACCAGGCTGGCAACAGCAGGCGCCAACGCTCAGCAAGAGCTGATGGCTATCAACTTCAACGCACCGGAAGAAGATCAGGTGCTGACGTATCTGCACGCGCTCCATGCTGCAATGCTTGCGCAAGGTGTGCCCGCGCTACCTGTGGAACAGTTCTACAGCACCGACGCATTCGAGCGCTGGAAGCTGCTACTGGCAGACGAGCTTGCGGAAGGGTGCAAGACAGCTCCGAACTTCAACGCCATCATGCCCACGTCTATGTTCGTGCGTGCATTAACCCCGTTCCGCTGTGACAAGTTGAACATGGAAGTCGTTACGTTCGCGGACAGGGTGCGCAGGGCTGCTGAGCTCAAGATGCTGTGGTTATCTGAGCACGATACGTCGGGCAAGCGCGCGAAGCTCAATCGAGAAGCTCAACGTCGTTACCAGCTACGTCAGAAAGATGACGGCAGTCCCGAAGCTGAGTTGGCAAAGGCTGCCAAGGTCGCCTATGAGGAATACATCGAGGCATGCAAACAGCGCAAGGAGGCTGAGGCTCAATGGGACGAGTATGTCAAGCAAGTAACAGAGCAAGCACGGGCACAGCGCGCCCACACCATGGCACAATGGACTCTGCACGTTTCACAGAAGAAGACTGCCTGGGAAGCTATCAAGGCGCAGAAACCGATCAACTAAACATGTGTTGCGATAACATAGCGAACGCGCTACACTGCGGAGCCATTCGGGTGTCGCTTTCGCGCTCCTAGTTTGTCCGGGGACTCACATGACAGAAAATCACAAGACTGCTCAGCAGGAGTTTGACGAGATCTATATCACGTCAAGCGAAATCGGCCAAGAGCTTGGTGTGTGCCGAGCCACTCTAGTTAATGCGCGCCGTCGGGGCCTGCTGCCCGATCCGATTGTCGTTAATGGCGCGCAGATCTTTGTCTGGAAGCGTGATGTCGTTCGCCCTTACCTTGACGCATGGAAGCTCATGCTCCAAGCGCGGAGGGGCGAGCTGGTATGACCACACGCGCTCAAGCATGGGCGCGCCTTCCAGCTGAGCTCAAGTACCTGCGCCAATGGTGTGTCGCTGGTGCTAACAAGGCTCCGCTGTCGGTCGGCCCGGACGGAAAACTATTCAATGCCTCTGTGACTCAACCGTCGCAGTGGATGGACTTCAATACGGCTGCCCAGGTGGCTTTCGCCAACGGGTACGACATCGGCTTCGTGCTGCACGAGTCGGATCCTTATTCCTGCATCGACCTGGACGTCAAGGACGCCCAGAACTGCCCCGACAAGCCCGAACTCTGGACGACCCCTGAACAGTTTGATCTGTTCTATCGCATTATGCTAGACTTCGACAGCTATGCGGAAGCGTCGCGCAGCGGGAAGGGCCTGCATATATGGGTTCGCGGTAGCATCGGGAAGGGTGTGCGTCGTGACGGGGTGGAGATCTACTCGCAAGAGCGGTTTATCATCTGCACCGGCAGCGTCGTCCAGGACAAGCCCGTTCGCGACTGTCAGCCTATGCTGCTCAATATGGCGTCGCAGATGCGGCCCAAGGAACAGGCGGTCGATTTCGCACTGCAAGAGCTGGAACAGGACGAAGACGACTGGTCGGTTCTGGTGCGCGCTGTCAATGCAGGTAACGCGGACAAGTTCTGCGGGCTGTGGCTGGGGCAATGGGAGATGATGGGATTCCCGAGCCAGTCTGAAGCCGACCTCGCACTCATGTCCATGCTCACTTTCTACAGCCCGTCGAATGCACAGTGCAGGCGCTTGTTCCGCGACTCTGCGCTGGGTAAGCGGGAGAAGGCAGTCAAGGACGATCGCTACATCAACCGCACGCTGGCCACCATTCGTTCGCGTGAAGCACGGGAGAAGTCCGTCGATGCCAGCGCACTGGTACAGGCGGCCGATACCCTGCTGGAAGCGCGCCAGGCTGCCATGCAAGAGATTCAGCGCTTGCAAGGGGGCATGCCCGCGGCTGGTGCCCCACAGCAGCGCACAGCGGTCCCGCTGCACGTACAGGGGCACGGTGATCCGGTTCAGCTACCCCAGCCCACAGCGGTTGCCGCTACGCTGGCAGGCCCTGTGTCCGCTACCGTCGTTGAAGCTGGAACAAAGGGTCTGCCCTGGCCGCCTGGATTCGCGGGGCGGATTGCACAGTACATCTATCAGAGCGCACCGCGTCCAGTCAAGGAGGTGGCGATCGTTGCATCGTTGGGCTTGCTGGCGGGCTTGTGTGGTAAAGCCTGGCACATTCCGCAGTCTGGTCTGAACATGTATATCATTCTCGTGGCGCGTTCAGCTATCGGGAAGGAGGCAATGCACAGCGGCATCAGTTCGTTGATCCGTGCTTGCACTGCCAGCATGCCTACGTTCCACAATTTCATTGACTTCACGGACTTCGCTTCGGGCCCTGCTCTTATCAAGGCATGTGCCAACAATCCGTCCTTCGTGAATGTGTCTGGTGAGTGGGGGCGCAAGCTCAAACGATTGGCACACGACGACCGCGACGGGCCTCTCAGCACACTGCGCACGCAGATGACGAACCTGTACCAGAAGTCAGGCCCTCAGTCCATTGTTGGTGGCATCGGTTACTCGAACAAGGACAACAATATCGCATCCATCAGCGGTGTCGCCTACAGCATGATCGGTGAAACCACACCGAGCACGTTCTACGAAGCGCTCACTGAATCGATGATGGAAGACGGGTTCCTGTCACGCTTCCTGATCATAGAGTACGATGGCGACAGACCTGCCCTCAATACAGCACAGGTGATGCACCCTGACGCCGCGCTCCAGGATGCACTTGTCAAGCTCGCATTCCAGGCACAGAACCTGATCGGCGGGCAGACGTCGCAGCCGCTTGGGCGTACAGAGGAAGCTGCTCAGATCATGTGGGCGTTCGAGCAGGAGTGCGACAAGGAGATCAACAGCACGGACGACGAGTCACGACGACAGATGTGGAACCGTGCTGCGCTCAAGGTGCTCCGCACCGCGAGCCTACTTGCAGTCGCTGACAACTGGATCAACCCATGCGTCACAAAAGAGCACCTTGACTGGGCGATTGACGTGATTCGTAGGGACATCATGATCATGAGTAGGCGCCTGGATACGGGTGACGTCGGTACAGGCGACACAGCGCGCGAACGCAAGCTCATGGCACTGCTGCGCGACTACCTTGCGAACCCGCTTGCAGCCAGTTACAAGGTGCCCGAGGAGATGCGACAGAACAGCATCGTTCCGCGGAGCTATCTGCAGATCCGCACAGCGCGCGTGGCGTCGTATTACAACCATCGCGCAGGGCAGAACGCGGCGCTTGACCTTGCCATTCAGTCTGCTGTGAATAACGGCTACCTGATGGAAGTGGATAAGGCGAAGGTCGCTGAGGCGTACAACTATCACGGCAAGGCGTACCGTGTTATCAAGCTGCCCGACTACGCTGCTCAAGCGAAGAAATCCTAAGCCTACGCAAAATATCCAGAAAATGGGCTTGCCGGCTCGCGTTCGTTGCGTTACATTAACGCTCATGCAGTTCAACCACGTACAGGAGAAACCTGATGGAAAGTAAGATCACTTACCCCGAACTGGTGACCGCACTGGCCAAGCCGGGCGCGGACATCGTTGCCAGCCTGACCGCTGAAGATGCTCACGCACTGCACATGGCAGTCGGAATCAGCGGTGAAGCCGGCGAGCTGTTGGATGCGGTCAAGAAGGCTGCGATCTACCGCAAGCCCATCGACCGTGAAAACGTGATCGAAGAGATGGGTGACCTGGAGTTCTACATGGAGGGCCTTCGCCAGGGCCTGGGAATCACCCGTGAAGAAGTCCTGGCGCACAATATCGCCAAGCTGTCCAAGCGCTACAGTTCCGGCAGCTACAGCGACAAGCACGCGCAAGAGCGCGCCGACAAGGCGGGTGAGCGCAGCTTCATCGGTATGCCGAAGGAGTAACCACAGTCATGACGCTCATTCCTGAAAACCAAGTCACTCAGGCGGATCTCGCCGAGTGGTACAAGCT